CTGGGCGTGGAAAAAATGTTCATCGACCGGGCGAGCGGCAAAAATAACGAGCGGCGGGAATTGCGGAACATGCTCGCTTTCGTGCGAGAGGGCGACACGCTAATCGTCGAGAGCTATTCGCGGATGGCGCGCAGCACAAAGGATTTGCTTGAAACCGTCGAAATTCTCAGGAGCAAGGGCGTGGAATTCGTCAGCAAGAAAGAGGCGTTCGATACCGGCACGCCCGCCGGACGGCTTATGCTGACCGTGTTCGCCGGGCTGTACCAGTTCGAGCGCGAGGTCATGCTTGACCGGCAGGCCGAGGGCATAGCGGCGGCGAAAGCGGCCGGAAAATACAAGGGGCGCAAGCCCATCGACGTTGACCGGATTAGGTTCGAGCAGGTTTACGGCGACTGGAAAGCCGCCAACATAACGGCGGTCAAGGCGCAAAAGGTTTTGGGGCTGTCGGCTCCGACCTTTTACAGGCGCGTGAGAGCGTACGAGGCAAGCCGCAAGGCTTAAAACCGCTAACCCCGCTGCGAAGCGGGGTTTTTTAACGCCCATTTTTACAAAAGCGAGGTGGCTGGTTTGACGAAGCGCAAGGCGTACAGGGCGGACGAATACGTGAACATGCTGAACAAGTTCGGGACGAAACAGGACAATTCGACCGCCTACGAGTTTCGGCAGGGCGGCATCGTTCCGGACACGACCCTCACGGAACACTATGAAACGAACGGCCTGTTCGCGAAGATAATCGACGCCCCGGCGGAGGAAGCAGTCAAGCACGGCTATGATCTCGGGCTGAAGCAGTCGGACGTGACCCAATTTTTCGAGGACGAGCTGGAACGGCTGGACTGGGAAGACAAGGCGGCGGCGGCGATCAAGTGGTCAAGGCTGTTCGGCGGCGCGCTGGGCGTCATGCTGATAAACGACGGCCGCGGCATAGACGAGCCGCTTAACTGGCGCAACGTTCGGGGGATCGAGGAAATCCGCGTTTACGAGCGCGCCGTCGTTTATCCCGATTATTCGAGCCTGTATAACTACGACTATCGCGACGCCACGCGCAGCTCGACGCCTCGGTTTGGCATGCCGGAGTATTATCAGGTAAACAGCGTATACGGCCAGTTTTGGGTGCACGGGAGCAGGTGTTTGGTTTTCCGCAACGGCATGGTGCCGGAGCGCACCATGCAGCCTTTTTATCGGTTTTGGGGCATTCCGGAATACCTGCGCATACGCCGCGAGCTGCGCGAGACGTCAACGTCGCACAGCATGGGCGTCAAAATGCTGGAGCGTTCGGTCCAGGCGGTTTACTCGATGAAGGAGCTGGCGCAAACCCTCTCGACCGACGACGGCATGGACGTCGTTATTCGTCGCTTGCAGGCCATCGACATGGCGCGCGGCATCCTTAACAGCGTCGCCATTGACAGCGAGGGCGAAAGCTACGAATTTAAGACAATCCCGATGGCAGGCGTCAAAGACGTGATCGACACCACCTGCAACATGCTTTCGGCGGTGACGAGCATCCCGCAGACGATCCTGTTTGGGAGGTCACCCGCAGGGCAAAACGCCACGGGCAAAAGCGATCTCGAAAATTGGTACAACTACGTCGAGAAAATCCAAAAGCTCCAGCTAAAGGGCAACATGCGGATGCTGCTCGACGTGATAATCGCCGCCGGCGTGTCGCAAGGCAAGATCGCCGAAAAACCGGAGATCAGGCTGGCGTTCAACCCTCTGTGGTCGGTGTCCGAGGACGAGCAGGCGGCGATTGACCAACAGCAGGCGCAGACGCGGCAAATCAAGGCGCAGACCGCCCAGACGTACATGGACATGGGCGTTTTGCGCCCGTCGGAAATACGGCGCGGGCTTGCGCAGGAAAGCGAATACCAAGTCGAGGAGCTGCTCGACCCCGCGCTGCTTGACGACGGGGGCGACTTGTGGGACGGCGAGGATGCGCCCGTCGATCCGTTTGCGGTAGTTCTGGAACCGCTCGCCTCCAATGTTTGAGTATTGACACGTAAATCTACCTGCAATGACCCCGGATCGTTCCGGGGTTTCTTAATGCCTTGAAAGGAAATGCGAATGTTGAACCCGAAAACCACGCCTGTTGTTGCGGAAATTGTCAATCTGTTTGCAAAATACGAGCTGCCGATTATTTCGAGGGACGCAGTTTTTGAAGACGTGAAACTCGTGATGGATTCTCGGCGCGTTGAACCAGTAGACGGTCTATGTTCAATCGTTAATTTGGACAACCTGCGGCATGAAAACGCTGTATGCCAATGCTGCGGCGGCAATAAGGGTGGCGGCAAGTGAATAACGTCGCAATGGCGCGGGCCGTGCAAAACGCGGTCAGGCGCAGGTTTCACGGCAACCGCACGTTGATCGCGAAGGAGCCCGCGCGTTTTCCCGAGTTCGCGTCGGAAGAGTACGCGCGAATCGCGCGGGCGTACATGCGGATGCTCGGTCGGGTGCTTCGCGCCTATTTGCCGGCGATCAGGCGCGCAATAACCGCCGAGCGCGAAGCCGAGCGTTTCGACGGCGCCATGCGGCGCGACGCGAGCGTGATGCGGATGATACGGCAGGCACTGGAAAACGCGCTGATGGCTTTCGAAAAGATGGCGACGAGCTTCGGGCTCGAACGCCGCATCGAAAGGATCGCGGCTATGGCGCGCAGGCATTCGGTCCGCGAATGGAAACGGATCGTGCGCAAGACGCTAGGCATCAACATCCTCGAGGATCACTACTCCGGCGAGTTTTACGGGCACGAGATCAAAAGGTGGGTCGCGAAAAACGTCGGCCTGATCAAATCGCTGCCCGGTCAGTCGCTCACGCGGATGCAGAACATCATAGAAGCTGGCTACCTCGAGGGAAAAAGCCACACCGAGATAGGGCGGCTTATCCAGGAGGCGTACGGGATCGACCGCAGGCGCGCCGATTTCATCGCGCGGGATCAGCTAGGAAAGCTGGACGGCGACCTGACCGAGGCGCAGCAGCGCGCCGCGGGCGTCGAGGAATACGAGTGGAGTTCGTCCGGCGACGCACGCGTCCGCGAGTGCCACGCGTACCTTGACGGCAAGACGTTCAGGTGGGACAGCCCGCCGGAAATGTGGTACATGACGAAAAGCCGCGGCCGGGTTTACACGGGGCGGAAATGCCACCCCAAGCAGGATTTTCAATGCCGCTGCGTGGCTTTGACGGTGTTTAAAATCGACACGCTTAATTTGCCGTGGGAAGGAGGCTCGTAAAATGAGCAACGTTTATCTGCCGCCGGATGCGGCGCGGGCGGCGCTGTATAAATCGGCGCCCGCAAAACCGCTGAAATATTTGCGAAGCGACGGCAGCGTGACCTCGCCGGGCAAACGCGGGGTCGAGGTGCTTCCGCCGGACGCGGCGCGGGCGGTGCTGTATAAAAACGCCGCGGCCGAGCCGCTTAGGTTTCTGTACCCGGACGGCAGCGTCCATGATGCCGAATTGGAAAGCGGCGGCACGGGCGGCGGCCAGACGGATTTTGAAACGGCGCTGCAAAACGAGGCGGCCGCGCGCGACCGGCAGATAACGGAAGCGATAAACACGGAGGCCGAGAATAGGCTGAGAACGGATCAGGAGCTTAACGCCCAAATCATTGAAACCAATCGCGTGCTGTCCGGGCACGTCACGCAGACGCTGGCGAGCGACATAATTCTTGACACGAATATCGGCGGGCAAACATACGTGCCGAAGGCGAGGCTCGCTGCGAGCATACCGCTCATTTCCGGAGGATCGTTGGCAAACGACGCTGCCGGAACGCTGGCGGTATACGCGGGCGACTCGGATCCCGACACCGCAGTTTTCAGGACGAAAACCACGTCTCCGCAAGCGGCGCGGATGGAGGTGCAACCCGGAGACGCGATAACGCTCACGTCGGAAACGCTGCAAGGCTACGCCTGGGTAAAAATCGTGGGCTACCACGAGATGAATTCCCAGGCTTACGGAATGCAGTACACCCCCGCGCCGCAATCGTTCCGCGTAAGCGAATGGACGATCCAGCTTAACGCCGACCCGGACGATCCGAAATGGGGGCTGTTTTATTCCGGCGGCTTTGACACGTCGGGAGCGGTATACATGGGCGACGCCGATGCCGTGTTCCATAACGTCGTTATCGAGGCGGCGGGTTTGGGCGCCTGGGGTCTTGGAAACAGCCCGAGGCCGGTGCTGATATATCTTTACAAATAAAGCGACCCCAAACGCCCAGCGGCGTTATTCTTACGCAAAAGGAGCTAAACACTATGGCCGATGTTAGAAACTGGGATCCTCCCAGCGAAGGCTCGACGGCGAGGGAAGAGGACATGCCCAGCCACGCGTTCCTCGACGCCCCGAAAAAGCGATACCCGTACAAGTACGAGAATGCAAAAGGCGAGTGGGTCGAATCGTACAAAGGGTTGATGGCGGCGAGGAACCGCGCCGCGCAGCAAAACGATCAGGCCATTTTCCAAAAGGCCACGAGAAAAATCAACAAATTGCGCGCGGCGCGAAAAGAGGAACCGTTGTCCATGGCGATGCACATGGACGAGACCGCGGATTTTAACCGCGAAATTATTTTGGCGTGCGATTCCGGCATCAAAGAGCTTAAAGCGATTCGAGACTATACGCGCCGGCTCATGGAAACCCAAAACGGGTATATGCGGGACATCTATACGGACAACAGGCTTGACGAATTGCCCCATATCCAAAACATCGTCGTCGCGCTTACGGCGATGGTGAGCGGCGAGGAGCCAAAAGTCGCCGCGCGAATGGACGGCCGGGAAGACGAGGCTGGCGACGGGAGCGACAAGCAAGGCGACGACGGCAGCGCCGGGGGCGACGCATGGCAAGTGCGCCGAGACTAACCCGCGTCCGCCGCCTCGACAGCATCGCCCTCGACAAGACGTTTTTTACCGACGAGGGGTATCTTATCGACGAGCCTATTGTCACGAGCATCGGCATATTCGAGTACAAAAACCCCGGCGGCGGCGTACGGCGCGAGCTCAGACTGCCGGAACACGTCTTCGATCCAAAAAGCCTCGCGACTTACGAGGGCAAGCCGGTAATTATCACGCATGGGGCGGGGCGCGTGACGAAGCGCAACGTCGATGACGAGATCGTCGGCACCATGCTCTCAAAAGGCTACCGCGACGGCGAGGACGTCCGCGCGAAAGTCATAATACACGGCATCGATCAAGTGCGGGGATCGGGCTTGCGGGAGCTCTCCCTCGGCTACGACCTCGTGCTCGACGAGACCCCCGGCGAGTGGCGGGGGCAACCATACGACGCCATCCAAACCGAGATTGCCATAAACCACCTTGCGTTGGTCGGGGACGCGAGGGCGGGCGAGCAGGCCCGGCTTAACTTGGACGGCAAAAACCCAGCTCCACAAGGAGGAAAAGGAATGGCTAAAAAAGCAAAAGGCGCTATGGGCAGCGACGAGCTGAAAAAGACCGTCGCCGCCTACAACGCCCGCCGCAAGCAGCGGCTC